GTCAGATGTGTATAAGAGACAGGTTCCACTACCTAAAAATGGATCAAATACAAGATCATTTTCATTGCTCCAAGTAATAATATGGTTGTATACTAATTTTTCTGGAAATATAGCTGAATGTTGATATGCTTCTTTATCTTTAGTAGATTTCATATAGCCACAATCAATTTTCCATATATTTAATTCAATGGTTGTTGTTTTGCTCGTATCTATTTGTTCATTGTAAACAAAACTACCATCTGCTTGTCTAAATGATGATTTGCTTTTCCTTTTATAAATTGAATTAGGGCTTTTATCCCTTTGTATACCATTAAATGTTTTAGGTGTTCCTTTGCTTAATATAAACATATATTCAAAAGCATTTTGATATCTTTTTGTTTTGGGAAATGTTGGTGCAAAAGAACCTTTTTGATAAATCATTGTATCATGTAAATTAAACCCAATATCTTTAAAATATAAGGCTTGTTTAAATGATGTTCCACTTTCACTACCATTTATTGTAGCATCACCTACTACCCATACAATTACACCACCGTCTTTAGTAATGCGATATAACTCTTTTGCTATACCTTCAAAGTCAAATGTAAATCCATTGTATGTTCTTAGATTGTCATAAGGTGGGCTAGTAACAGTTAAATCTATATGATCGTTAGGCAATTGTTTCATTAACTCTAAACAATCACCATGCAACAAACTAAGCATTTATACGTCTGCCACCAATTGTCATAAGATTATCCATTGCAAGTTGCAATTTAAACTCGTATGCAAAGGGCTTCCTAGTTTTTAAAAAGCGTGTGTAGATAGCTTCCTGTTGTTCCTTGGGTAATGAATGAATGATACTGTCAATAGTATGTACGTTCTTTAAGTCTTGTGCTGATACCATATCCTCAAAAGCATCTGCTGTTGATTCTCCCCCTGAACTCATGCCTATGCTTTTCTTTGGGTATCCTAGCTTATGGCTATCATGTGCCTTCATATACAAAGCCCAGTCCTCGCATATACATAATAAACGATCCATACTAAGCATTTTTGACCTTTTCTTCTATTAGCCTGGCAAACCTTATCATTCGTTCTACGCTAACCGGCTCGTAACCTGTTGGAAATACTTTTTTGTATATAGCAATAATATCTTCTTGCGTCATGTTCCTATTTTCACTCCTTCGCCTACTATGGAACTACCATGAAATGAATCTTGATCTGGGTTAAATCTTAAATTATGTTTAGCATCTTTTTCGTTATAAACTTGTGAGCCTTTTATTTGATCTTCTGTAAATCTTATTTCATGGCCAAATATAGATTGTAATGGATGTGGCTTAGGCTTTAGGTAATATGTAATGTCATTGTATTTATATGATGAAAGGTGATCTTCATTCCTAAGCCTATACATAACCCATTTAATTCTGTTGTAATGTACACCCAATTTTAAAGACATATCTTGGTAAGTCATTTTATCTTCGCCTATTGCTTCCATTACTGCATCTTTATATTGGTAATAGTATTGCTCTGATTGAAATTTCAACTGACGTCTTTCACTTTACAATGCCATTTACGTTTATCGTCTTGATGCCATCCATGAACATGTATAGTCCAGCCAGCATCACGAACTGCATTTACATATTCATTATCAGCTATTTTATTAACTCTTGCTGACATATTACTTGCTGTGGTGGTTTGTACTGCTAATACTTCCTTACCCTTTAAAGCTAATATATCTATAAATCCAAATAGATCCTGGCGTATTCTAGCAAATGCGTTCCAATGTTCAACTATAGCAACGGTATATCCCTGATCTCTTAAAAGTTTAAGACTCAGTTGAGTCGGACTTGTTGCCAAATTGTTCTCCATTAGGTTTAGATAAGCCATCCATAAAACGCTTTTCTACATCACCTGTAGATTTGTTTAGTTCATATTCATATTCTTTTATCTTTGCGTATTGCTCATCTGTGAGTTGGCCATCATCAAATTCGTAATGCAATCCGTCATTACCATTTTGACCAATAGTGTCTATATGAGATAAATCATTTAACAATGTTTCATTTTCTTTTACAGATTGTGCTAATTCTTCAAATGTTTCTTTACGTCTAAATATACGATCAAAGTTTTCCTCAAACGCCTTACTATTCATGCGTGATTGTAATACATCACCTGTTATATCATTTTTAGATGCCATGATTACTCCTTGTTACATTCATTAGCTACATAAACACAAGCTGCTTCAAAAGCTACAAATATTACTGCAAAAGGTAAAAAGCATATACCTATGATGCCTACTAAATATTTCATTTTACCCCCAAATGGTTGTTAGTGAATAACCAGCCAATAGTTTTTCTGTGCGCTTCTTCCCATGCTGCTATTCTATCATGTTTATCTAATGATTTGTCATTATCTATCATGTGGTGGCATTGGTGGCATAAAAAAGCTATGCGGTGGTCGTGAGATTTAATGCCGACCCCTTTTCCATCTCTTAATTGATTACTATGTGCGGCCACTACAGTACCGTCTTGCATAGAACACATCATACATGGTGCGCCATCTGCTAATTTTAATAGTTTAGGGTTTCTGTAATTCATTGCATACCTTTGTCATCCAGTTTATTAATTCGTCTGGTGTATATTCTCGTTGATATTGAGTACATCTTTTAGTGCCTTTTACATTACCACATATTGATCTGTCTGTAGATGCTAAATTTTTAGGTGGCATTGGTGGTAAATTATCTTTAGTTATTCCGCAAATATAAAGTTTAGTATTTTTGTGTGCAACATGGCCAAAGTCAAATTGGTCAATCTCAATTGTATATCCACCAAATTCATCTTCCCCCCCCCAGCCAAAGGTAAAGGTGCTTCTTTCCATAAACGACTACCAGCAGGATGTTCTAATATGCCACCATTAAGTCTTACTTGTGCTAATGCTAAATAAGCTAATTGTTTTTCACCTTCTCTAGGATTAGCCATGTGAGATAACATACCCCAAGCTCTACATGGTGGATGTGCTATAACAGGCATTTTTTTACAAAATGTTCTAGCATCACGATTAATGTCATATACATCATACATATTAAAATCTTTATAACGACTATCATCTCTAGCAAATAAAACTGCTATCACAGATCCCATCCCCATCCCATAGTTTGCGCCCATATTTCTATTTGATGCTGATATTCTGACATTTCGCTTGTAGTAAGTTTGGTAGTAGATTTGATAACTTCACATGGAAAGCCACATATTTCTGTTTGTGATCTAAGCAACCGGTAAGACATAAGTTCGTGCATGTTTTGTTTGTCTATGCCTAAATGATTGCCAATGCTTGTATAAAGCTCCCATAATCTTTCATTTTGTTCTAAACTACGACTTGCTTTAGCTTCTACAACTGTTACACGCCATCTTTTAGTCCAATCAAGTGATCTTAATTTTATAATCAGATTTTCTAGGTTGCTTTCTACTAAATTCCATTTCAGCATGATCCCATCCTTTACTTTTAAATGTTTGTCCGTCTTTGGAAGTGGCTTTATATTCTACGTTACCAAAATGCTTTTGTATAGACTTTAAAAATTCATTTATGCTCATGGGCTTTCCTTGTATCGTAATCCTTTAGCATCAAACCAAAAGTTAAAACTACCTTCCCATTGTGCGTTTCTCTGCTTCTGAACAAACACCTTGCAGTCTGGAATAATTTTAAGTTCGTCATCAGATGTTTTGCCTTCATCAATTAATTTTTCCTTATAACGATTGCGCCATACACATAAGATTGAATCTGATAAATTACGAATATGAGAGCTGCCCATCAAATCTGTTGCATCAGGCACTTCTGTTTCATCTTTCATCTTACGAGTATGAGCTACTAAGAATACATGAATGTTTAAATCTCTACATGTAACTGCTAGTGAATTAGTTAGCCTTTTTTGTGCATCTAGGGATTCTTCACTTACATCCTGAAGCTTCATCAAACTATCTATTACAAATACATCACATCCTAAAATATGTTTTCCGTAGTGCAATGTAGCAATCATATCTTGTGATGTTGTTGTGCCTGTTTGATCGTAGATATATAACTTATCTGCAGCTCTACTACAAAACTTTCTAATGTAATCATCTGTTGGTTCTGGTGATCCTAATGCTTGTGTAATCATACGAGATAATGTTAATACTGGTCTCATTTCTAAAGACGCTACTAAACATTTAGTTCCTTGTCGCATCATAGATAATATAACTTGTGATAACCACATTGACTTACCATGACCAGAAGGCCCAGTAATTATCGTAAGTTCAGCCATCCGAACACGAAACTTATCTTCCGTCTTAACCCACCCCAACGATTTACCAGAATGAATTTCCTCACCGAAATACTTGATGACATCATCAGTAAATATGTCTGTGCTTTTAACTTTAAACTCTGCTTGAGAATATCCTTCATTGTAGAACTCCTTAACAGTTTCTTGGGTTACTGTGAGTTTTTCTATTACATCACCTAAATTCATACTCCGCCTTCCCAAGCTTTTTTAGTTTTAATAGTTTCTTCTATGGGATCATTCCACCTAGACTGATTAATATACGTTGTCGTGGCTGGCACATAACCTTCTTTCCATGATTTAGTATCTTTCATTTTTTTGATATGGTCAAGTATTTCATCTTTAATTTCATACAATTTTCTACTACGCCATTTTTCTTCACATTTAGTTTTAGATATTTTACGAGTAGGATATATGTCCCAAAATTCTATAAAACTACTTCTGGACAACACATATATATCTTTATCTCTATCTATATCTCTATCTCTATCTAGTATAGACTTTGTATAGTCACACTCTATTATCCACTTACTCAATGATTTTATTACAGAATTTATAAATTCTATAGGGTATCTTAACCGGTAAGCAATCGCCTGATCTTCAGGTAAATAACCATCATATTGACTAGCTAAACACCATAATTTGATTAAAATAGCTTGTTGATCGTGAGTCATTGCATTAAATTCAAAATCTTCTAATAAGTCAATTCCGTATAGTTTGAACCAGGGCATTTTCTTAGTTTCATCTGCGTGAGTTTTAGGCTTATAGTGTTGAAACTTATCCCAGTTCTTAACTTTGTATTTCATGTAAACTCCTTAAAATAAACATTCTTCGTATAAATCTGTCATTGGCACAGGTTTTGCTTTAGGTATAACCTGCAATTTACAATTAGGCCTATTCTCAAGAAACCATTTAGCAGATGCCCTATTACTAAAGGCTCTAAGCGGTTTTCCATCAAATTCATCTAATATAATAAAGCGCAGATAATCCATGTGAAAAACATTAGCATAGTTAAATTCTATATGCAAACTATTTTATTTCTATTATTTATTAAATAATGCTTGACATGGTTCAAAATGCCATTAATATGGGTATTGCAACATTTAACCCTTAGGAGAATTACATGAGTATAAAGACAATGATAGTAACAGCAATAGCGTTTTGGTGTTATGTGGCATTATGCCTATATGTAAT